TATCGAGGCTCCAGAATATGACGAGGAGGATGAATTAGACGTATGAGTACTAATGAAATCCGCAGCTATGCATTAGATCTAGAAATCCGCGAGGATGAAAATGGAGGCCGTACCATTTATGGTATCGCTGTACCTTATGACAAAGAGCAACGCGTAAGCGGTGACACTACTGAGGTATTTAGACGAGGCGCTTTTGCTGACGTTATTAAGGCAGCCCATCGAGTGAAGTTATTACGTAACCACGATTCGAAAAGTCCAATAGGACGAGCCACGCTCCTACGTGAGACAGACGAGGGACTTTACGCAGAATTCAAGGTAAGTCGCACACGCGAGGGAGATGATGCGCTAGAGCTAGTTAAGGATGGCGCACTAGACCAGCTCTCTATAGGTTTTATGCCGATTAAAAATCGTAAGCGTACAGATGGCGTTATAGAAAGATTAAAGGCTCATCTAGCAGAGGTATCGCTAGTTACTTTTGGAGCTTATGGAGATCTAGCAACTGTTAACGGCGTACGCTCTCAGGAGCCAATAGGCACACCTCGACTCGATGCAGCTAAGGCGATTTTAGATGCCATACAGCATCGTAAATAATCATCCTGAGTGCGATGGTTACGCAGTCGTAAAAGACTCTAATAATGAGCTTATCGGCTGTCATAGGACAGAGGCGCAGGCGCAGGATCAATTAACAGCGGTAAATATAGCTGAGTATGGCGAAAGAGCTTTACCTGATAATTACAGACCTGCCGATAGTCCAGATGTCCCAGAGGGTCGTAACTGCGGTAATTGCGGTTTTAACGTCGAGGGATATTGCATTAAATGGGACGATGAGATAGCAGCTAATTATTACTGTAATGCCTGGCAACCTATGGCGCAACGTCAGGAAAGCTATAAACCTACTGCATCTATGAGAGCTGAGGCTCAACGCGGATTAGACTGGCGTAAAGAATATGGGCGCGGTGGTACAGCTGTAGGAATAGCCAGAGCGCGAGATATTGCAGGTGGTAAATCTTTACCTTTAGAGACTGTATTACGTATGAGGTCTTTTTTTGCTCGTCACGAAGTAGATAAAAAAGGTAAAGGCTTTAGTCCAGGAGAGGATGGCTACCCTAGTAATGGTCGTATCGCCTGGGCTCTATGGGGTGGAGATCCTGGTAAATCGTGGGCAGATAACATAGCTAAGAAAAACGAAAATAGGACAGACAGAGCCTTAGCAATACTAAAACTATTACGCAAAATATAGTAAGATATACATAGAGTAAGACACCTCGATTTAACAGGTGCGACACCTCGCATAATGCGACACCTCGCCACGTTACAGATCGACACCTCTACGACAAATAATTAACTTTTATTCTAGGAGAGTAAACGTGGGAAATAACTTTTTAGACGGTCTACGCGAAAAGCGCGAGACCAAGACCTCTATGATCCAGACGATCGTAGACCGCGCCGCAGATGAAACTCGCGACGTGACAGAAGTAGAGCTAGCTAATATTGAAGCTCTTAATTTAGAAGTAAAGAAGCTCGACGAAAGAATCGAGCAGATTTCAGATATGGAACTACGTAACGCTAAGGCTGCAGATCTAGCCGCTAAGGTAGATAGCACAAAGCCAGCTAGCGAAAAGCGCGAAGCTATTAAAGTAGTTAGCGAACCTGTTACATATTCACAGCGCAGCGAATACAGCTTCCTAAGTGATGCCGTAAAAGCTCATTTCAACACTGATGTAGATGCAGCGGATCGTATTCGCCGCCATCAGCAAGAGATGAACGTAGAGTATCGCGCAGCTGGAACCTCCAATTTTGGCGGTTTAGTAGTACCACAATATTTAGTAGATCTATATGCGCCTAAGCTACGCGCTGGTCGTCCTTTTGCAGATGCATCACGTCGTCACACGCTGCCACCGCAGGGTATGTCGGTCGTGCTGTCTCTAATTGGCACTGGTACAGGCGTCGCTGCTCAAACTTCACAAAACACAGCGGCTGTATCTACAGATCCTCAGGACAGTACACTTACAATTAACGTAAATACTGTTGCAGGTCAAAACAGCGTTTCCAAGCAAGCGCTACTACGTGGATATAACCTAGAGTCGATCGTATTGACTGACTTGATGCGTGCATATCACACAGAGCTAGATAACTTGCTACTTAATGGAACTGGATCTAATGGACAACCTCTAGGAATCCAGAATATGACTACAGGAATCTTAGTAACCTACACTGCTACCACTGGTACAGTCGCAGGTCTATATCCAAAGCTCGCAGATGCGATTCAACAAATTCAGAGCAATATCTACGCATCACCTAACGCGATTATTATGCATCCACGTCGTTTAGGTTTCCTACTCTCTGGTCTAGATAGTCAGAGTCGTCCGCTAGTCGTACCGACTGCGTATAATCCTGTAAATGCCATTGGCTCAGGTGAGGGATACCCTAACTACGGTAATAACTCAGGTTATTCAATTCTCGGTCTACCAGTCATCACAGACGCAAATATCACTACTGCGGCTGGAACTGGTACTAACCAAGACACTATCCATATCGTCGACCTCAACGAGTCTCACCTATTCGAGGAGACTGGTAGTCCGACATATGTTACGTTCGAGGAACCTAATGGAAAGGTCGCGCTAAATATCGTTATGTACGGTATGTTCGCGTATACCTCTCTACGTTATCCTAAAGCGTTCGCACAAATTAACGGAACTGGATTAGCTACACCTAGCTTCTAGTGCTAATAAAACCATCTGGGGGGCTACGGCCTCCCAGTGGTTATAACCATCCAGGATCTAAGGGGCGTGCTATGAGTGATATTCGAAAACACTTTAGTAATGACCTATTCTCGAAAATACCTGTCCCTATTGACGATGAGGCTCCTGGATGGCTATAACTAACGGTTACACCACGCTTAACGCGATGAAAACTTTTTTAAGTATTGCAGACACGTCAGACGACACATTATTAGAGGGACTCATTGAGTCAGCTTCTCGCAGTATTGATCGCATCGCTAACAGACGATTTTATTTAGATGCTAATGCCAGTGCGCGGCAGTATCGCGCTTATAGTGAGCTATTTACTTATGTCGATGATATTGGAACTAGTAGCGGCTTAGTAGTAAAAATAGACGACGATGGAGATGGCGTCTTTGAGACGACCCTTACTCTTAATACAGATTTCTTACTAGATCCTCTTACTGCCTCATCCTTAAACAGGCCTTTTACTCAGCTAACTATGGTTAACACCTCTTATGTCTGGCCTATATTTCCTGGACTGTTTAGTAATGGTCTACGTCCAGGCGTTGAGGTTACTGCTAGATGGGGATGGCCTAGCGTGCCAGATGATATAGAGACAGCCTGCCAGATACTTACAGCTGATTTATATAAGCGTAAAGACTCTCCAGGGGGCATCTTAGGTCTAGGAGATCTAGGAGCTGTTCGTATGAGTCCACTAGGTCGAGACGTTACTGCGATGGTAAGAGCCTATAAAAAAGAGGTAGTCGCTTAATGGTTCCATCAACAGTACGCGCTAATCTGAAAGCGCGACTAGCAACTATTACAGGCTTAAAAACTTACGATTATATTCCAGACTCTGTTAACGTTCCAGGTGCGGTAGTGGGTCAGTTAGATCTAAATTTTGACGCTACCTTTAATCGCGGTTTTGATAACGCTACCTGTACAATACTTTTAATCGTGGGACGTATGAGCGAGTCAGCTGGACAGACAAAGCTAGACGGTTATCTAGCGTCAACAGGTTCTACCTCGGTAAAAGCCGCGATCGAGGCAGATGCAACACTTAGCGGCGCTGTTCAAACCCTGCGAGTAACATCCGCTACCGCTGGATCTGTACAGGTGGCTAGTATCGATTACCTTGCGTATCGGTATAATGTCGAACTGATCGGCTAAATAAAAGGAGAAATAAATGGCGATCTTTATGGGTAATAAAGTAGCTGTAGTCGCAGGCACTACAACTATTACCACTTTCGTTAGCGCGGTCAGCCTGTCGCGAGAAATTGACGCCGTAGAAATTACGGCTATGACTGATTCAGTACAAAACCTAATCGGTGGTATTGAACGTCCTAGCGTAACTTTAGAGGTGTTTAACGATTTTGCTGCATCTAGCGTAAACTCAATTTTTGAGGATGCACTAGGTACAAAACTGGCGCTTCAATTAATACCAGTCTCAGGCACTGTTACAGCGACTAACCCTCGCTATTCTATGTCTGTATTGGTAGCACAATGGCAGCCAATTAACGGCTCTATCGATGCTCCAATGACTGCATCGATTACGCTTCCAGTAACTGCTCTTACTAAAGCTACATCTTAATTAACTAGAATAGGGGACATAAATGGCTACGCAATTAATTAAAGTAACTAAAAAAGACGGTAAAGAGGTAAATTACGAGCTTACGCCAGCGGCTAAGGTGGCTTTTGAGAGTCACTTTAAGACTGGATGGCGTAAGCGACTAATTGAGGAGCAGCGTGAAAGTGATTTATGGTGGTTCGCGCATTATTTAATAACCGCTAAGGGAGAAACTACAGCGGCATTAGATGACGATTTCTTGAATCAGTATAAAGACGTAGATTTTGTTTTTGACTCAAAAAATGGATAGACCGACGCGGCGACATATGGGAGGTCGCAGCTGTGTCGGTAGCGACGAGTATCTCACCTAATGAGCTACTAAAATGCGACCCTGCTATATATGCAGCGATAAAGTTTATCCTGCAGGAGCAGGCTCAGGCGCGTAATACACCGCGCACGATGAAAAGGAGGCGCTAGTGGCTAGAGCTAGTGAATCCATATTAATCGCGGATTTTGATAAATTGATAAAAGAGCTAAAAGCTATTAGTCCGCAATTAAGAAAAGATTTTAATAAGGGTCTAAATGAAGCCGTAAAGCCTATGGCTCAACTAGCTAAGACTTTTGTACCTGGCACTATTCAGTATCAGGATAGGGACGTATTCGCTCAACAGCCGCCAGACTATTCATCTCCTGCCTGGATAAATGACAAAATACACAGATCTAGAGATCCTCTGCGCTGGACTTGGCAACCTGCCATAGTAGCTAGAGGCATAAAGATTAGACGCACTACTATTAATAAGACGCCTTTTGGCTATAATAAAGTTGCAGTAGCAGCTTTAGCTTTAGTTAACAGCACACCAGGCGGTGCTATTTATGAGCTAGCAGGATCAGGTAAAGAGACCTCGCGAGCTAAGACTAAAAGCGTATCGCGTAACTATAAGGCT